TTCACCTTAGTTATTTCCTCTATTATATCATTTATACCATAAAATTAGTATAAACTATATAATAATTATTATTGATAGTAATTTTCTATAATAAAAATAATACCTAGTAAATAACTTTATATTATTCACTAGGTACAATCATTATATTTAAATTATTTTACTTCTTATAGATTCAATCCTTTTTTCACTCTTTCTCCAAACTCATAACACGCCTTAGTAAAGTTCTCTATAGCCTTCAGGTGAATTTCTCTGTCTACAGTAAACAAATCATTTACTATATTATCTATTAAATGATCTTTTTCTTCTGAACTATAAGAACGATATTGATTTCCAGCTTGTTCAAAATCATTAGTTTTACTTATTACTTTTCTCTCTATATTTCCTTCTATATGAACTGGACACTCTTTTCCTTCTATCCTTGAAACTCTAGGCTCTCCATTATTTAAACTATTAGGATTATAATTTACCTTACCTTTATTTCTTTCATAATCCATACTTCCATCTCTTTGATTATTGTTTACTGGAACTTTTGGTTTATTTATTGGTAGTTGTGCAAAATTAGGTCCAAGTCTATGTCTTTGAGTATCACTATACGAAAACAATCTACCTTGAAGCAATTTACAGTTTGATGCTTCTATTCCTGGTACTAAATTACCTGGACTAAAAGCTACTTGCTCTGACTCTTCAAAAAAATCACTTGGAGGATCTGTTAATACTAGTTTTCCAACCTTCTTTAGAGGAAAACTATCTTCAGGCCAAACCTTAGTTGCATCAATAGGATTAAAACTTAAATCATTTTCTATTTCAGGATCCATTATTTGTACAAATAATTCATATTCTACAGTTTTACCACAGGATAATGTATTATATAACTCATGCGTTGCTACATCTGGGTCTAATCCTGCTAATAAATCTGCTTCTTGCCTTGTAATAGTTTGTTCTCCAGCTAATGGTTTCCAATGATATTTTATATAAGATCTCAACCCTTTTTCATTTACCCAAACAAAAGTATTTACTCCAAAACCTGGCATGTGTATAAAACTTTTAACTGTTCCTTTATCAGAAAATAACCATGTTATCATATGTGTTGACTCTGGTGAATTGACTATAAAATCCCAAAATCTATTTGGGTCATGTAAATTTGTATCTGGTGATGGCTTAAAAGCATGTACCATATCTGGAAACTTTATTGCATCTCTTATGAGTTAATTAACCCTAGTTAAAATACATAACTTTAAATCCTAATTTATATTTATAAGTCTTATATCTAAGCCATCTTCTTCCGACCAAATAACTCTATCTATAATTTCTTTTAATAATTTCTTCTTTAATTGTAATGATGAAGCTAAATAATTTTTATTAAAGTCTCTATATTTACATAATATACTTTCTATATCTATCTTGTCAATTGAATTTCTACTTATTTCTATTTGCTTTAAATTTATTTCACTTTCTAATTTAGAAATATCATCATTTAACTTAGTTATTAAATGACTTATAACAGTAGAATCCATAGTACTCTCTCCTAAGAACACCTTTTCTAATTCCAAATTAGCGTTTTTTAAAGCTCTATTCTTCTTACTTAAACCTTCCTTTAATGTTATTAGCTCTTTTTTCACTTCTATTATCCCTTTATTAAGTTTCCCCTCTAATAATTCTCTTATTTTTTCTATATCAATATTCTCAAAAAAATCAATTATACTTTCTTCAAATTCTTCGTGTACTTTTCGTGCTACTATTGACTGTTTTATTTTAATATCTTTAGGCTTATTTCTCTTACAATTTAAACATATATATATTGGAGTTACTAATCCATTGGTCTTATGATAGTTATAATCTATATACATAACATTCTCAGTACCATCCCAGCATTTATGATACATTAAACTTTCTAGTAATTGATTAGTTTTTGTATTCTGTCTTACGATTTTATTTTTTTTATGACTTCTATCTTTTATGGCTTGTTGCACTCTATCAAACAAATCTTGTTCTATTATTTGTAAGCTACTATTATAATCTTGTAGTTTAACCTTAGAATTATCCTTCTTTCTTGTCTTGTCAGTTTTATCTTTATTAACTTCATGCATCATATTATATCTTATGTATCCTGTATATATAGGGTTTAATAAAGTGTAATTTAACCCTCCTATATTCCATTTATATCCTCTTTTCAATATACCTTTTTCGTTTAAGTTTCTGATTACAATATGAGATCCATAGTCTACACTCATTTCAAAAACTTGCTTTATTATTGATGCTTCTTCTTCATTTACAACTAGTTTACCATCTATAGCTTTATAGCCATATGGTGCTTTTCCACCTCTAAATTCATTCTTATTATTTTTAGATAGTATCCCATTTTTCACTCTATGACTTGTCTTTATAGACTCACTTTCTGACATCCACAATTTTACATAACTCATAAGTTGAGAATTAATATCCAGTGCATTTATCTCACCTTCGGTTGCACTAATAATTTTAACATCAAGTTGATTTAGAAAAGATATGTATTGTAGTAAAGATGTATCGCTTGCGATCCTGTACTGATTAAATACTACTAATGTATCTATTTCAGATTTTATAGCCATCTCTTTTATCTTTTGTAATCCAACTCTATCCTCTAATTTAGTACTATATCCAGATACATCAAATTCTTCTATCCACTCATCTATAATTATTTTTTCTTTTTTACAATATGATTCTATTCCAGTCTTTTGCGAATTAAAATCTTGCATGTCGCTACTAACTCGCAGTAGCCCTACTATCTTCTTTTTCATTTTCTACCCTCTTTTCTCTTTCAATATCTTCTAATATCATATCTATTATAACATTATATACATTTTCTTTCTTGTTATATTTATCCCCATAGCTAAATTTTACTTTCATAGTTCCCCCTCTTTTTTAAAATTGTTTATTTAATATATGTAAGTTCCTTGATATATGTGCAACAAAAATAAGGACTAAATAACAATATTTCTATCATCATTTAATCCTTTTTATAAAACAAAAAAGCTACCCACAATTAAGTGAATAACTCATCAGTTTTTTTATTTAACTTGAACACATCATTATTAAATTAAGTTCTTTTATTTTATTCTCATAAATAGATATTTTTTTTATTAATTTTTCTAACTCTTCAGCTGAATAATCAAAGTTAAATTCTTTGTATTTATAGCATTGTAATATCTTTGATATTGATATTTCATATTTTCCTAGGTCTTTTTCTAAATTATCTATACTTTCTTGCATTATATATCTTTTATCATTATTATTATAATAATTTATTTCGTTAACCAGAATTTCCTCAACTTTTAAAATATCTTCCTTAGATTTTATTTTACTGAAATAACCATCTATCTCCCATTTTTTAAAGTGCTTTTCAGAATATTTTTTTCTTGATTTATCATACTTGTATTTATTTATGATTACTTCTAATCTAGAATCCATAATAACACCCTCTCCTTATATAACCATTAAATTTTTTAATAAAATATTTCTCTTAATTTATTTTGCAATTTATACTCATCATTAAATTTATTATAATCATATAATGCCAATTTATTATTTGCACCTTCTGCAAATCTAATCTTCATCTTAGTGCATTGATTACTATTTATATAATCTTCTACAACTTTCAAATTTTCTTCTGCTATAATTCTTTTCTTATTATCTTTCACAAATGGGCTAAAGGTATTTTTAGTAATAAATAAATATTTTTTATTACCTATTGCTCCATCCCTTTTTAAATCTAAAATTATAAAATAATTATTAGTTAACTCTTTTAATATTTCCGATCTATTCAACGTAGGTTTTCCATCCTCAACAGATGTTACAAATTCCTTATTAATATCAGCTTGTCCCATTTAAATTCACCTCTCATCAAAATATATTTATTTCTACTTATATTTTACTATACTTAAAGGTAAATATGTATCATTATGTAAATATTATCAAATGACCTAATAAGAAAAAAATAAGGAGTACATCAATTACGATGTACTCCTTATCCTCTAATTCTTATTATTATAATTATATCCCCTGCTATGAGTAGTATAAATTAAGTTATATCCTACAAAATCACTATTTCCAACATTAACAGGATTTAACCCTTTATTTTGAGTAGGCTTATATCCTATATTAACATTACCACACATAAATTCATCTATTTTATCTGCTATAGCATATGCTCTATTGCTTCCATTTTCTAATGTTTCGATATTATTATGAGTTACTATAGTAAATATAATAGAGGTTTGTTTAAATAATACACTCTTACTTATAGGACTATTCATAAAATTAACCATAACAAATGTGTCTTCATCCTTTATACTTTCAAAATTCTTATACTTAAATAAAATATGTTTATCAAATAACTCATATGGATTCCTTATCTCTAATTGTTCTAAAGGATTTCCAACATTATATTTAATAAGTTTGCATAAATCTTTATTACTCAAAAACATCTCTTTAATCTTCTCTTTATATCTTTCAAATATATTTATAAATCCCAAATCATTCACCTACTTTATAAAATTGATTTCTTGTGTGCTAATAATACCTGTATCAGCATCTTCAAAAGATACTATCATTGTTCCATCTATAAGACTTCTATTGTATATATCAATAGCGTTAGGATTGGATATATCTATCTCAAATTTACTCATATCTAATCCTGTGGTCTCATAGGTTATTATAAATACTGCATTATTTACTTTAACTCCATTAATAAACTTATCACACCTTATCTCTTTAGTTACATACCTTCTTATAGTAAATTCGCCACTTATAACACTATCACTATGAATCTCATAAGTTACAACTTCTACTGGTTTTATCTCTGAAACATTTACTATTACAATTGTTGAATACTCTTGACCATCTGCCCCTATAAACCTAACTGTTATTTCAGCATTACCAATTCCCATAGCAGTTACATTTCCTATGTTATCTACTGTAATTACATTCCTATCTAATACTGAATAAGTTAAAACTGGATTATCTATTTTAATACCAAAATTAGTTATAGTAGTTTTTATATTTCTCATCTCACCATTATTTAAATTTATGATACTATCTGATATAATCTTATAATCATACTTCTCTTCGTGTAACCATCTATTCGCTATTTCATTTTCTTTATCATCTTTATCATTAAATAAATCTTTGCTTAGATATAATGTTCTTAAGCCTTTATGCTCTGTAGTAAATCCTTCTACTTTCCAAGCTGAATTCATCTTAATAAATCTATTTCCATATGTTATTTTTTGAGTAATATAGTTATCTTGAATTAAAGCTTTTATATTACCATCAACTATTCTTAATTCTTGTCCTTCCATTATTGTCTGTGTTGCAACTTCATATATAGAAGGAACTTCTTTTAATATGTTATCAATATAGATTTTGAAATTCTGCTCTACCTTTTTTATTCTAGCTTTTAAAGTGTTTATATTAGTATCAATTTGACTTATTACAAACCACTTTAAATTTTGATATTCTACTATATCACCTGTTTTAATTGGAAAGTCTGCAATAATAATTTTATCATCTTCATAATTTATTTTATCTGCTATATTCAATATTAAAGCCTTCTTATCAATTTCATTAACCTTAATACTTCTAAAATCACATAGAAATAAATATATCTCCATATAATCATCATATTGCTCAGATTTAATAATTCTATAGATTCTATTATTGACATTAATATAAAAACTCTCTTCTAATAATGATTCAATACAATCTACAAATAATATCTTAGTACATTTATATTTGTAATCTTCAAATTCTAAGGTTCTATTATTATCTTGAAAGTCTCCATTTACTACTTTTATCGTAGTATTAGAGTATGAACTCCCTAATAATTTAACTGTTGTATCTTTAAACATATCTATCTCCCCCTACATAAATACTATAGATGGTTTTGGAAGTAAATCTTTTATTTCATAAGGTATTGAATTTGTACTATAAGTAACCGATCTCTTTCCCTCTGAATAACTCTTTACACCAACTTGCTTCTTATTGTTATAGTAATATATAGCTAATTCAACCGTTTGATTATTTAAATTTGCAACGTTATATTCTTCCTCAGTTAAAACACAATACTTTTTAATTGAAATTTTAGCCTTATTTAAATAAAACTTTAATATACTATCTTTACTAGTGTCCTTAGAATCTATACCTAGTAATTCTTTTAGCAAAACTAGCATATCTTCTAATATCTCTTCTATCCTCAATTCTTCTAAATAATCCATCTATATCACCTCTCTTAAAGATTTAATTAATTCTTCCTTTTTTAGTCCACTTGATTTAACATCATTTTCTTTAGCTAACTCTTGTAATTCTTTTAGTTTGAGAGCATACAAATTAATATCTTCAATATTATCTATAATTGCATCTTCATCTGATTTGTCTATATTCTCTACTATTTCATAGTCATTGTTTTGCTTTAATAATTCTTTATGAAATTCCTCTACTATAAACCATTTTACGCCTGTTACCTTATTTAAAAACCACATATACATCATCCTTTCCTTAATAAAATTTTAGGGATAGTCAATTAAGACTACCCCTTTAAACTATGCCTTTTTAACTTCTAATAATAGAGTATATTGTGGCATAATTAATTTTGCTCCAGATGTTATTTCTCCCATCGCAACATCCTTAAATCCATCTGTAATAAAAGCAGATTCAACAACCTTGTTTTCTACGAAACCATTAACATGAGCAAATGATTTACCTGCAACTCCAGCTAAGCATTCAAACCATTGTTTTGAAGGTGTAACTTTATCAGTCTTAATAGCAACATCGTTAGTCTTAACAATTGTTAAATTACCAATTTTAGTTACATATCCTAAAGGCATATCTTGCTCCCTAGCTTGTCTTATTATTTCATCTTTAGCTAATAATCCTGCAAGTCTTGGAGGTAAGAACATAATTCTTCCTTCCACAGGAATTTCCATTTCATCCATTTTCACATCTACGTCTATTAGCTTGTCATATATATTAGATTTATCTAGTTCCACATCTGAAATTATATTTTCTGCTGGTACTTCTGTATAATGAGATAATACCAATTTATCTGCATCTCTAGCTATTTGTCTTCCCATATCTGTTAGAGTTTCTGAGAACATTCCTGTTGGCATACCTTCTGCAATATCCTTATTATTTATCTCAAACTTATAATTCTTATCCTGTTCAATTTTTACAAGTTGATGAGTAGAATCTAGTGAATCTGCTTGTCTGTTAACTGGATTTGTCTTTGTATCTTTTAATGTAGCTGGTACTAATGTATTTATTTTAACACTAGTTCCAACTCCTTGAATATCACCTTCATATTGAGTAGCACAGAATTGTCTTACTACACTCGCATTCTTTTGAGCTATTAATATTTCTTTTGAAACTGTTTCTTGTATAAAATTATTTGCCATAATTTAAATTCCCCCTTTTTAAGTCCTGTGGACTATTTTGTGGTAATTTCTTTTTAATGTCTTTAAATTCCAAACACTGACATAAAAAAAGAAGAACTAATTACTTTATTAGTCCCTCTTTATAACTTTTCATTATATTTAGTTTGTTTTTCTCATACCAATCAAGGTTATTTTTATTCTTATCATATTCAAGTTGAGATATTAAACCTACATTATTAATATCATTCTTTGGTGGCGTATAAGAACCTTGCTTTATTCTATCTTCTACCATTGCATCAATATAGCTTTTCATACTCTCTTCAAATATAGTTATATTAGCAGATGTAACATCTTCATCATCTCCTAATAAAAAATTAGTTAATGTTGATGGTATTTTCTTTTCATTTAAAACATCCTTATACTTAGCTGTCATCTCTGCTCTAGTTTTTTCTGATTTAATAGTTTCAATTTCTTTTCTTAGATTCTCTACCTCTAATTGCTCTGGTGTAAGTTTAGGATTTCTTTTTAATAATTCAGCATCAACTAATTTATTAAGATTATTTGTTTTCCACGAATCAATCCCCTTAGTTACTTTACTGTCGGTAAAAGATTGTAAATACCCCTTACCCTCTTCATTAGATTCTAAAAAACCTTTTACTCCATCCAAATCTACTGTTTTGAATCCTTGTAAATAGCTTTTCACCTCATCACTTTCAGAATTTGTAGTTAAATATTCTTGTACCTCATTAAAATTTTCTATCATTTATTACCATCCTTTCTGCCCTTTTAAGTTTTATGATCCTTAAAAGTTCAATGTATTATTTATTCTTCTATCTCATACCAACACATACAATTTGTATGTAATGGTAAACTTGGAGCATTATCAATATCAAATATTACTCCATCTAAACTTTCACAGGTTTGACATGTATTCTTTTCTAAAGCTGAGTTATATCCCACTTTTGTAATTCCATTAACCTTATAACTCTGAATTATAGCTTCATTTGTGACTCTTGCTAATTCATTACCTATTAATCTTTGCGATACTCTAACCCCTTGTTCAAAAGTTGTATCAATAGACTTATTTATTTTTTCTATCGTAACCCCTTTTTTAAGTTGTTGTTTTATATCTATAATTAATTTTGATGATAATTTCATTTTGTTTGAGTTAATCCTATAAATAGGAGTTATACCTTTTATTTTTCTATTAACAACTCTTGATATTTCAGTAGCTACTAATACTTTATCTAGTCCTAGTTTTTTATTAATATCTCTATATGTTTTGGTATAGCTATTTTCAAGTAAGAATAATAGTGCTATCTTTTCAACCGATTCTAAATCATTTCTAATACTCTTAATCTCTGTAACTATACCTTTCATTTCTTTATTAATTTCATCTTGAGTTATTACCAATTCACCATCTTTACTATATTTAGCATATATTCTATTTACCTTATCTTTTAACTGATCTCTATTTAGCTTGTACTTTGCTAATAGATTTTTAAAGTATTTAGATTTTTGATATGCTGACATAAGTACAAATATGGCTAATATTTCTTCATTAAGTTTATCTTTCTTATTCTTGTCCATTTGCATTTACCTCGGTTTTATATGCAATAGTTTCATCTACTGTATCTAAAGAATCTATTTCTTCTTCTGTCTCTCTATCTACCTTTTGTTTTTCAATAGCTGGTGAATGGTCTAATGGAAGCATACTTCTCATAGTTTCCTTCGATACTACCCCACTACCATTTAATTGAGAAATAACATTAGCCATAACAGTCCAGTCTTTAGGAATATTTAAAGTAATCTTTATACTAATATCTCTATAATCGTAATTCTTAGCTTTCTTAATATTTTGATATATAAATAAGAACCTTATTCTTTCTCTTATAATATTTTGTAAAGTTGCTCCTAATTCAGAACATCTAAACTTTAACTGTATCATTCTATTTATTATTTGCTCCCCACTTGTATTAGAGCTTGGTGATTTCTGCATATTAATATGACCAACTAACTCATAAATATCTTCTTTAATATTATTTCTAACATTTTGCATGAAAGTGTCATTAATATTTTTATCAATAGTTTTAATATCAGAATCACCATTTAAAAACATAATTGATTTACTATTTATCTGTTGTATCATATTCTTGTTTTTCTCATCATTTGGATCTAAATTAGTAAATGCCAAATAAAATTGTCTTAAATCTTGTATTAAATTTATTTGTTCAGAACTACATAGATTATATTCATCCTGTGCATTTTTAATCTTATCAAAGATTGTACCTATACAATCACTTCCAACTGGAACTTCTCCAAATATATTTACTGTAGGTGTAGTTACCTCTGACCAAGTATCTTCCACTAAGTCTTTAACTTTAAATCCTCTATTAGCATTACTTATAGTGTTTTTATAATGATATATAAAGTCCTTAGTATAAATATTTATATAAGTATCATCATCATTTCCAATATTACCAACCTTTCTTTTAAATATATATAGCAACATTTCAATCTCATCAAACTCATTTCTAACAATATAACTATTAGAAGGATTTAATATCCTAGCTTTAAAGTCACCTCTTGCATCAATATAATACAATTCAGTAGCTTCCCCATATATCCCTACTTCTCTAGTTAAATTGGTATCATGTTTTTTATCCCAAGACGTCAAGTTATATTCAATATCTTTTATTACATCATCATTGTTAGAAGTAGAAATATAATTTACTGGTACTCCAACAACAAAGTTAGTTTCATCATTTACAAACTTAGCTACATAGTTTCTTACACTTGTAAAATTACCTCTCTCATTCTTCTTACTATAAGTTAAATCAATATCTTGCTTATTATCATAGTAATCTTTCATCTTTTTGTATTCAGTACACTTAGCTTGAAAATCTAAATAATACTGATTTATTAAATTAATATCTAACCCCATTTACATACCTCCCTTTTTATATTCCTAAGAAATTTTTATCACATATAAATACTGATCCAAACTTCTTAACCTCTATTTCATCTATCCTAATTGAAAACTCTGCAACAACATCTGGAGCATCATCATGTAAACTAGTTCTTTGACCACTAAAATCTAATATTTGCTTATTAAACTCCTCATTATCTTCATTAAAAATAATAGAGCCACTGTTAACTCCCTCGCTAACAGTGGCTATCTTCTCATCTTTATTTTTTGTTTGTTGCTTATTTATAAATTCAAAATCCCTTTTGCTTAATTCTTTATCTTGACTAATAAGTTCTTTAATTTTAATTAAATCAGCACCATTATAAGTATTTTTCTCTATGTACACATGAGTTATATCTTTATAAGACCTTAATAAATCAACTACTTTATTACAGTAATCTTCAAAACTTAGTTTATCTATTAATCCCTCTCTTACATATTTAAATCCATTCAAAGCTAATGATCCAACCAGAAAAGCACTATAATCAGATTTTTTTGTTACTGTAGAAGCTGGATCTACACATAGCATAGTCTTTATAAACTCATTACTTTCAATTTCTTCAGATAATATTTTCCTCATTGACTTAAACCATTTCTCACCTACATTTTCACAATCACACATTAATTCTTGTAGAAAAGCATTTCTCTTGGTAAAGTATTTAGTAGCCAATTTATCACATCTATATTTATCATTCCAAACTGTGTTAAATCTCATATTATCTATATTATCTTTGTAATAATTCTCTAACATCACTTTTCTATCAGCATCATCTAGTTTAGTGTCGAAAAGGATTTTCTTATATTCTTGCCAGTATTCATTTTCTTCAAAATACTCATCAATATTAAAATCAACTACACTTCTTCTAAATACTTTAAATGTAGGATTCTTTCTTATAGTATTTATAAAACAATCCTGTGCTAATGGAGTACCTAATATAATAAACTTAGTAGCCATTTTAATTTTCTTACCATTTCTTATTACCTCTTCATCACCAACTTCTGCAATTTCTTTATCAAATTTATTAATTGCATTTTCTTTAGCATTTTCTGTTTTAATATCATTTTCATTTAAAATATCATCACAAATAACAAGAGTTGGTCTAAATATACCATCTGGAGCTGAATAAGAAGTACCTCTAACAGAAGTTTCCCATCCATAAGCTCTAATCATAGTATCATTATCCAACTCAAGTTCTTGTTGATTTACTGTTCTATCTTTCTTATTTATTAACTTACCAAATGATTTTATAATTTGTTCAAATCCCATGAATTTCTTTATATCCTCAACAAAATCAGAAGCATCCGTTTTTGTTTTACCAATAATTAATGAATATCTTGATAATTTATAACAATGTAAATAACAAGTTAATGCTTTATTAATAGTAGTTGACTTTGAACTACCTCTAGGAAGTATAAACTCTTCTTTATCCCATTTATCCTCTAATATCATTTCTTGTAATTCATGCCATAGTTCATAATGCAGCGAAGATAATTCTCTAGCCGTATTATTATCTTTTACAGTGAATATGTCTTGTAAAAAGTATAAACAAAAATATTCTAAATCATATTTCCCTAAGAACCAAGCTAGTCCATCCTTCCCAAATATATTATTTGAATTATCGTTAATTGATTTCTCAGATAACTCTAATGCTTTTTCATGAGTTATATTTTCAGATTTCTTTAAGTATCTAGTTAAGTGTTTATGTAATAGTGCTATATCTTTATTAATAGTTGCCTACCTCCCTTCTTATTTTTTTATTGCAACACAAAAAAGACCACATATTATATACGCAGTCTCTGATTAACATATTAATTTTCGCTATCTAATCTTTCTTTCCTATATTTCTATATACTTCTGATGCTATATCATTTCTTATCCCTCTATATTCTGGATCGCTATCACAAGTTAAAGTTGGAGGGAAACTAATAACATGCTGATTATAACGTATGCTTAAAAATTCTTCTTGATTTACTCCCTTTTTTAAAAACCCAAAAGTCTCACCTAATTGAAGATCTAATTCACTTATTATTCTAGCGATATAATCTAAAGATGCTTTATTTTTAATTTTGTTTTTATCTGATATAATTACTACAGTTTTGATTACATTATAACTACTCATATGAACATGAATCTGTCCATCTATACCTATATTTCTATAAGAAAATATAATAGAGCTTGGTGTGAAAAAATCTAAATTCAGACTATCTTCTTCAATAAACATACATAATACTTCTCCTCAATCTATTTGTCACTATTCACTTAGTAATTTAGTATAAAAATAGTATCTACTTAATTACAATTCTTATACTAAATTTCTTTCTGATTTTAAAAAAATTATATAAAATTTCTTATAACTAACTAACGCCACCTCTTCACCATTCGACAAAAGAAGTATAGGGGGTATCTATATTATTAATATAATTCATATCATATTTAATATTCACTATAATTTTGTTAATAAAAAAGAACAATAATCTTAAATTACTGCTCTATTAATTCTTTCTTATATTTGTAGTAAGTATTCCTTGCTAATCCAACTAGTTTCATAACCTCTATATCATTCAAGCTACCCTCGAAATCCTTAGAATACTTTAATATCTGCTCTTTTGCTACTATACTTTTCTTTATTATCAACTTAGTACCTTTTTGATTTCCTATTCTTTTTCCGTTAATCCTTGCTGTCTCAATCCCTTCTTTAGTACGTTGTTGTAAGTCCTTAACTTCTTTCTCGGCTTGATTGAACGCTATTATAATCTGCTCTTTTGCTAGTGCTAATAGATACTTATTGATACCTTCCAATATAAAGTCTACATTTGTGCCTGTTAGTTGTATATTATTTGTTAAAGCCTTCTTATAAGTTTGTGTATTTATATGTTGCTCTTTTAAGAACACTAACTCAATCCCTTTATTATATAGATCTTCATATAGATTAAACCCCTCATCTGCATCTCTACTCATTCTACTAACACTATCAAATACTATTGTATCACCTTGTTTAATAGCTTTAAGTAACTTATTAAACTGTGGTCTACCTTCTAGCTTAGTACCAGTAAATACTTCTGATACTATTATAGCAGTTGGATAACTTGCTAATATGTTCCTATGTTGACGTTCTATACTCTGTTCCTTAGTTGAAATTCTACAATAACCATATACCTTACTCATATCACTAACCCCTTTAGTATTAAATTTAACGTTCATCTAATTTGATACTCTTATAATACCATCTTTTTACATTAAAGTCAACACTTTTGATACTAATTGTATATACCTTAAATTTGATACTAAATAATTATTTTTATCTAAAATATCTTTACACAACACACAATTACTTTGTATTCTCTGTAAAGATATAGAATAGAAGTAATTAATCCTCTATTCTATATTGAAAGCTACTCCCCTACATCACTTACTCCATTAGTTCTAATACTATCAAAGTATCTCTTAATATCAGAACTACTATCTATACTATCATTAATAGTTAGCTCTGAATTATTACTTACCTTGCCACCTGTTCTATCCAATATAGATTCTGCTATCTTACGTTTAGTCTCACTATTCTCACATGTTTTCATTAGGTCGATTAGTGTCGTAATAGCTAGGTCTGTCTGCTTAGATAATTTTCTTTCTATATCCTTGGCTATGGAATTTTTAAGATATGTTGCCCTTCTCTGCCATTCCATAACAAATTCCCCTTCTATCTTCCACCTTCCAAACTGCCTAGGGCTAATCCCTACTGTACTAGCTATTTGCACATCTGTAAGCTCATTCTCTATAAGTAATTCTATAGCTCTAATCTTCTTTTCATTTAACATTTACTCACATCCTCTCTAATATATCTAG